ACAACATCCCAAGTTTTGATTGATACGGCAAATGGAATCATCATGCACCCACCAACCAATCTGAATGTGCATCCAATTCTAACATCCAGATACAAAAGAAGGAAGTATCCAATCAACAAACTGGCACTTCCTATAATTCGCAAAGTATTTGCATTCATGATAATAGTTTGCTCATACTAATTGCTAGAAGGAACGAAAGCATTACTACAACGTCCCAGGCTTTGGTCTTTATAAAAAATGGGATAGAAATAAGGTCAGCAATAAAGTTGATTATAACTCCCCATAAAAGATTGACGTGAAGAATAATAAAGTAGGCAGCAATAACACCAATACTGCCTATAATTCTCATTGCCGTTATTGTATTCATCCAAATGTAGAATCAGGTTCTAGAGCAATATAATACTTCAGATTGTGCTGAGTGTTGGTAAATTGTGACAGAAGTTTAGAAGACACCACAACGTCATAAGCACCAGGAATAATCTTGATGTTTTCTACTTTGAAGTTAAAACTAAACTCTTTATCAGTCTCACCAACTACAATTGCATATTCGTTAGAAGTATCGTTTTTCTTATCCCGAACAACCAATTTAATCACACCTGCCTCACCAATTGCAGAGAGGTCAGGCAATTGATAAACCGCTGCTGCTTTCACCAATTTCTCAAGAGTTACGCTGTCCATCTGGAAACAAACATCTTGAGTGGGAAGTTGAATCTCCTTTTCGGGAGGAGAAACAATTACATTAGGGTCGGCAAAGAAATACTTCACACGACGCTTACCCTCTTTGATACTCAGATAAGATTCTTGCTGAAAATCAAGGTCAGGATCTTGATGAAGAGTCAGTCCATTCAGAAACTGATTCAAATCATAGATAGCAAAATCACGAGGAAACTCTTCTTTGATTTCTGCTTCGGCAAGAATGTTCTTTGCCACAGAAATAGTTCGGAGTTTGTTGCCCTGCTTCACAAGAATCGAGTTGTTGATTCCAGCAAAGTTCTTAAGAATAGCGAGGGCATTATCAGACAGTTTCATTGTGTGTTCTTTTAGTTTCATTTTAAATTTTTAAAAAGTTCAAAGTCCTTTTTGTAGTATTCTACTATTACATCACGAACTTTATCACAGATTGGAATGTTATGGGAATGATCATACTCAAGAAAAGCATAAGAAACTTCATTAAATTTGAAATCCAAATCAAAGTTTGAATTTATCCATCTAACAAAATCATATCCCATCCCATTTTCATACTTCCACAAATACACACTATCATCAATATATTTGTATTGTGGAAGAGAATAGGGATATCGATTCAAAATGTTAAAAATAATATTCCTAACATTTTCGGAGGATGTTTGATTTAACACGTCATCAAAATAATTATAAGGAAAATTACCAAAATTTACAATCATTTTTAAAACAGATAAAAATCTATCAAAAGGATTTCTAATGACTGCAAATTTTTTTACGCTACTAACACCTTCAAGTTCATTATAGTACGGACATGGAAGATGAGTCAAATCATAACCATCAATTCGATCATCAAAATCAAAAGAATTGAACTGTACCTCAAATTTGTTGAAAAGAAATAGAGAAGAAACATATCTTCCCGCAGTTCGCGGAATATGTATGTGATATATTTTTTTACAATTTCTTGATGTATATAGAGGCATTATTGGGGATAAGTTTCACGTTGAGCATTCTTGTCATTGAAATGCATTAGAAGAACAGCATAATGCAGAATCTTCATAATGTCACGCCGGGCAGTGCCCTTCTTATCATAACGAGAGGCATACTTGAGGATGTTAGATCGGCAGAATGCTTCACCGTCACCACAAGCTTCAATCAAATCAAGAGTCTGAATTTTGTCATCACCAGCAGAATAGTGCTGATTGTAAGTTCCATTAATATATTCAGACAATTCTTTGAGGATCTTTTCCTCACTATATTTGTAATTGTTGTTTCTAGGCATACCAAGGTCAAATGTAATTGTATCTGTACTATAAGTACTCATAGAGCTATGGTAAGGAGCATATTGTCCAGCACCAAAATCAATAGTATCAATTCCTTCTCCTCCAGAGATTATAGTATCTCCGGCGATATTGATATTGAATGTGTCAGATTCGTTCATTTCATCATAAAGCAAACTCCAAGCATTAGTCATTATATCAGGACTCCACTTGCTCGTCAACGGGCATTTCGAAATCAGCATCTACCTTATCATACAGTTCAAGGAATGCCTGTTTGGTCTCATCGTCAAAACGATTCACACAAACTTCAATTGCCATCGCCTTATCACCAAAGATACGGAAAGCACGAAGAATGTGAACCAGGCGACGAGTACTGATGATTTCCTCAATACCACCATCATAGAAGGTCTTACGGATAATATCTGCCCAATCCACCAAACGCTTGCAGAAATCGGGAGCAACAACCTTCAAGTCGCTAGAGACACTCTCAAGAATTTTGATTTCTTGTGCAGGAGTCGGATATGCCTGCTCAAAGGTCACAGGGAAACGCTCAAGAAATGCTTCATTCAGAACATTAGTGCCGATGAAGCGACCATCATCAGAACCCTTACCCTTAGTGTTAGCAGTAGCAAAGATTTGGAATCCCTCGGCAGGTTTGACAAACTTACCAATCTTCTTCAGGAAGACACCTTTCCCTTCCAAGACCGATTGAAGGCAAAGAATCTTGTTGGAAGCCAGATCAATCTCGTCAAGCAGTAGAATCGCACCGCGCTCCAAGGCTTCGATGACCGGACCATTGTGCCAAACGGTTTCACCGTTGACAAGACGGAATCCACCAATAAGGTCATCTTCATCAGTTTCAATAGTAATGTTTACACGGATGAGTTCCCGACCAAGTTGAGCACATGCTTGTTCAACCGAGAAAGTCTTTCCGTTACCGGACAGTCCCGTAATAAACGTTGGATAGAATAGACGGGACTGAATAATTTTTTTAATAGGACCGAAGTTGCCAAACTTGACGAAGGTATCATCTTTTTCGGGGATAAGGTTTTGCTGAACTGCAGGCATGGCAGCAGGAGCACTATAAGACACTTCCAAATCTTGGACTGTCTCTTTTGTTACTTCCAGATTCCATTTACCACGACCAACTTTATATTGAGACAGTTTGTTGGTCACAGTTTGATAGTTGACATCATTCATAGAGCACCAAGCACGAATATCTCCGCTTGCCACAGACTCGCCATATAGAGACTGCAAAGAAGTGCGGATGTAATCTGCGGAAAGAGACATAATGTGGTTTGTTCGTTTCAACTGAAGTTATTATACAAGAAAAAAGGAGGTCCAAAGACCCCCTGTGGACAGTTCAAGAATCGGCCAAATACTCTTCCAATTCCCGAATGAGTCTCTTTCTAGAATGTCTTCTATCTAGTTCAATACCAACCGTTCTGCCATATTCTTCAAGTTCACTTTTACTCATATCATGAATTGATAGGTCACTTTCATACGGAAAAGTTTCAACAACTTCTTCCTCAGAAGATTCGCTAAGTTCTTTTTCAATTACCTCATCATAGTTTGTAGTATCTTCACCCACAATGGGAGATTCTGCAGTTTCTACAGTTTCTACAGTTTCTTCTACTACAGGTTTTGGAGAAGGGGAAGGAGTGGCATTACCACTCAATAAATCACCAAATCTAGACATTTTAATTACCTATTACTATAGAAATATTTATTAGGCAACAAGTTCCACAAACTCTCCAAGAATTTTTTTATTCATCTTTTTAGTTCGCAAACTTTTGACAAATGCAGATTTGATTTGAGTCTTTGTTGCATCTTCAGCAACTTCAAACTCAGACTCCTTAGAAAGAGAATTGGAAGAGATACCAAAGTAGGTATCATATCCAGATTTCTTAAGAGAGAATGCTTTCTGCTTCTTCCATTCTTTCATAGTATCGTCATGGAGTTTTCCAGAGTATCCACAATACCGACGAATAAAACTGCCAGCATCACGAGACTCAAGGACACGAATACCGATAAAATTAACTTCGGGGAAGTTATCCTTCAGATTACGAAGAAGAATGTCAGTAAATTGATGCCAATCACAATCAAGAGAATATGTGTTTCCAGTCTTACGATCCCTAAGAATACAGTTAGGAGTAACTGAACGACACCCAATAGTGGGTTCAGATTCCCAAGAACGTTGAACTTCCGCATGACGCTTAAGGTCATATCCTTCACCATCAGTCAAAACAACACACTGGACTTTCTGAAGTTTGTTCTCTTTCTTGAACTTAGGAAGAATCTTATGAAGAGTAAGAAGAGTCTCATTCAAAGGAGTTCCAGAAAGACCCATACCAGGAGGAGTAGGTGCATAGCAACGGTTATAACGACTGAAAGAATGTGCAAGACGGAAAATAGTTTTCATTTGGTCTTCCATAGTCTTACCATTCACTTTGCTAGTGAAAATATTGACAAGAGAGAACCACTCACCAACATGGAAGATTCCATCACGTCGGGTATAAGGAACATCACGAACAGTAACCTTACCATTTTCATCAGTATGAACGTGAGGATAATCCGAAGTGAAAGAATACACTTCAAATGGAATAGCAACTTTTTTACAGAACCAGATAAGGTTGAAAAGTTGCTTGACAGTATCCAGCATCACGTCACACATAGACCCGGACCAATCAAGAATGAACACCAGACCATGATTCTTGCCGTCAGCAAGAGTGGTAACCTTCTTGAAGAGATCTTCATTGTATTTGTAGGTGTGGAGTTTGGTGCAGTCAAGCACTCCAGTGCGGGCAGTAGTAGCACGGGCATAGGAGTCTGCAGCTTTCTTACACTCAAACTCTTTCACAAGATAATTGACTTCTTTCTGTGCCGAACGTTTGAACTCTACAAACTTCTTATCAACTTCACCAAAGACCGATTCTTCTGAGAGTTCAGCTTCCTCCAACCAATTGGACCAATAAGTCTTGGCACCATCATGAGTTACATCATTAGGAATAATGATTTGATCAATTTTTAGGTCAGGAATCTCAACATAAACATTCTCATACCCATCCATGGATGCAAGTTCTTTGATTGCATCTTCCAGAGAATTGGCAGTCTTCACATCCAAATCATCAAGTTCTTCC